AAAAAAAAAAAAAAAATAAGAAATGATAATTCAAGAGAATATGTTGCATTGATTGGAGGGCATTTTATTATGCGTGTGAATAATAATGTAATAGCAGAATCTATACAACATGTCGGATGTGTTATAATTAGTATTCCAAATTCAAATCCTAATGCAAATAATGATTCTACCGCAAATTTATACGCAATAGATACCAAAGTTTCACAAATTCGTCCGTCTGGAGTTGTTGGTTTGGGGGTGAAGTCAATAATATGTAAAGAAGACGAGGAGACGAATGATAATAAAACAGTATTTTTTATAGGAGGCAATTTTAATCAATATAATTATATCAACTATGTGGAATATGCGGCGATAGTTGCAGCAGCATTTGCAGCAATACACCCACCGCTACCACCACCACTACCACCAGTTGCAAATGTTATTGTGGGAGCGTGTAATTCGATTATAAAGTTGACATTAACGTGTGATTATAACACAATTTTAAATGAATACGAGCAAACAAGTGAAATAGAAAGTATAAACACGAATGACAACAATGACAACATTGTAAATGTATCTCTTCAATATGTAGAATTGAATTCTAATAAATATCTTTTATGTTTGACTTGTTCAAAAAAACGAACGTTGATTCCAGTAGTACCGGGTAATGAAGAAATATACACAAGTTTGAATATATTTGATTTGAAAACAAAAATAAATATACAAACTCTTGTTACTGTTACGCCGCCGCTGCTTCCGCCGCCTCAATGGGATTACTATAGGTGTCAAACATTATTGCTTACAAAAGATCCGGTTTCAAAAGATTTAATTTTAATTATTAATTACACAATTGGTTTTGATAGAATTCGAAATTATACATTTACATGTAACTTGAATAATCTCAATAAAAATCCAAACACCCCTATTAGAATTGATCAGCCGGAAAGTAATATCCACGTAACTGATTCGAATAGTTATTTTGTTTCAGATATGTGTGTTATAAATGATAATGTATTCGTTGCTCACAGTTATGTTACAATTGTGGGGGCGATTTCTCAAAAGCAGTATCCTCTAACCGTTCGTTCCAATTATCAATCAATAGGGGGGTGGGATATGATTAAAGTATTTGAAACTGGTGAATCGGGGGACGATATGAAAAATGATTTACAAAAATTATCTAATTTTATAGATAAAATATTTGAAATAAAAAAAATATTCAAGCTGAATCCGTCCATGATGTTATTTCTTCAAAATATAGATTTTCGGGATAAAAATGAAAAAGTCACATTAAATACGTTAAGAAAAATGAATAGTGATTTATTAACTGCATTTCCTGTTGGAGCTTTATGGAATCCTACTATTATTGAGATTGAAAATCCATGCAATGACATTAACTATAAAATCGATATTATTATGAGATTTTTTGAGAATGCATATATTAAGAGAAATTATGTAGCAGTTGTAGCGAATGTTGAAAATTCGCTTCGGAATATAGTAAAGACGGTAATTGATAATCTTATATTTATTTCAATATATACTGGATGTAATGCAATTGCAGAAACGCTTTGTCAAAATTATGTAGAACTTATTGGCATGCCCGCCGGAGCAGCAGGAGCACCACCAGTAGCAATAGATGTGGTGAATTTGTTTGATAGATTTTTCGCCATATTTGACAAGTATTTTGTTAATTTTAATCCAATGATGAAGGAACAAATAAAAAAGAAAAATGAAATAACATTTCCCGAACATTCATATAATTTTCGTATATGTAGTGATCCTCATACGGAAACGGGGATTGCATATTTAATTTATAATATGAATAAGAATCTTGAACTATTATTAAATAAAAATAATCAGAAGCAAATACAAAATAAGATTTATAAAAGTGGTGAAGCATTTTTTCAAAAGGAGGGTAATGATATATTTTATAATACTTGGTTAACAGATGACGAAATAAAAAGCATTGAACAAATAAATTATTGTAGTTTTTATAAATTTAAAAGAATGAATGCAGCAGGGATTGCTGCTGCGCCTTTACCTACGTATGACAACATGGACCAAGAAACTGTATATGTGAGTGTGAACATGAATAAGCAGCGCGAAGATAAAAAAACATTTAAAAGTGATAAAGTGTTTGAATTTTTAAAAATAATAAAAAATTATTTAAAGAAATTACCAATCGGTGATATCATTTTAGAGTTAGGAATTAGCGGACCTATAAAACGAATAATATTCGGAGGCGATTTTGGTTGTAATTTATTAGACGATACGGATGTTTGTAGAAAGTTTCAAGCTGATGGAATGACGTTATACACCATGCCAAATAACGCAAACGCATTTAGATTTCAAGATGCTAGATATGAAAATGAAGTAAATCATAAATTTGTGATTGATGTTGATTTGGTGTCGGCTCCGCAGCCGCCTCTTGTTGTGGGTGGTGGCGTCGGAGGGGGAAAAGATAAGGCGCGCGGGCACGGCGGTATGAGCACAAAACGCATTAATATAGGAGAATGTATAACGGCAACAGATTCAAAAAATAAGCAGTTTAAAAGGAAAACAAGGCGCAAAATTCCATTGTCGTTGCAGGTTATAAAAAAGTTTTAATTACACCGACCGAAAAGAAAAATGATACAAAATTTCTAGTAATTTATTGGTTAACTTTGAAAAATTATAATATAATAAATTGTATTGTAAACATTAATTAAATAAACATTAAACAAACAAACGCTATGGATAAACTAATAAAAAGTGAAAGTGATAAAAGTGAAAGTGATAAAAAAAATTTAGTTAAGACGGTGACGGTTGTAACGGCATATTATTGTGTCAAATCTAAACACTGTCCGAAACAGTATGACGTGTGGATAAATAATTTATTATTGAGCGTTGGTTCAAATTGCAAAATGGTAATTTTCACGTCTCCTGATTTAATTGGATACATTAATGCGGTGTGTAAAAAAAATGAATTGGGTGCATCTTTTACGGTGATAAGTATTCCAATAACAGAGTTTAAATTGTTAAAAAGGTATCCGTTGAAAGTGTGGATGCAACAGTATGCGATGGATCCTCAAAAAGCGTGCGGGAGAACAATAGAATGTTATTTGATATGGAATTCCAAGTTGATATTTATGAAGGAGGCGATGGAGCGGAATGTGTATGGCAGCGACAAGTACGTTTGGATAGACATTGGGAGTTATAGGAATATTGAATCGTCTCCGAAAGAATTAGAGTATTTTCCGAGATACGAGAACGTATCGGATGACGACAAGATGGATATTGTGTTATTACGCCCATATGCTTTGGAAGAAATGAACCAGGTAATTTTTTATAATGCGGTGCATTTAAGCGGCGCAATGTTTGGGGGGAATATAAGGGCAATTAATAGAATATACGACCGATTTTATAGAGCATTGGACGTATATTTATGCGGAGGGTCTTTTGCTGGGTGCGACCAGCAAGTGCTCTCAACGTGTTGTGTGCACAATCCGGAAATGTTTAATTTAGTTATTGCGGATAATAATAATACGCGCCGCGATGCCTGGTTTTATTTATATTATTATTGGAATGAAGAATGAAGAATGGAATATAGAATATAGAATATAGATTTTTTAAATATATATATATATATATATTTAAAAAAGAATGGAACCACCACCACCACCACCACCACCACCACATCTTGCTTTTGAGAAGGGTTCGCCGTTTAAAGACTTGCCTAGAGAGATAATGTTGGAAATTATGGAAAAAATTCGTCTCATGGAGCAACGCGCTCGTGTTTTATGTAAAGAAATAGGACATGCTTCTGATCTTAAAGATCTTGGACAATGTGTTAGTCTTATAACGAGATTTGTCGATGAAATGGATAATCGTAAGTTAGATGAAACTGCTGTTGTGGAAGGTTCTACACCATATGCTTATCCTCGTAATCAATCATGCATAGATTATGTTGAAGACATTAGTAGGAGACATATAAGACGCGTGTGTAGAACGGGTGATAATGAATTATTAGGTGAATTAAAACATGATATGGTTATACTTGCCACACGAAGACTACAAAAGTGTGATGAATTGCTGTTAGATTCTGCTACTGTAACTGTCGATTTATTTGATTCAATGGAACGCGCCAACCAATTATGTGTTTCAATTTTAAAACGCTGTGGTGATCATCTTAATAAAGATGATAACGATGCATTTGGTTTATTATTAGCAAGCGGTTATCAGTGTTTATCAGTGTTAGAGAATGATCGTGTACCACAAGTACAAGATAGAGCAGAGGCTATTATGCTAACAATAATAAAAAAGATCGAAGAGCATATAAAAGAAAGAGATGATGATGGAGATTTTAGCCCAGCTTTAAGAGCTTTTAAACGCGATTTTAGTTTATTTAGGAAAGTACAAATCCAAATTTATAGTGACTTCAATGCGAGACGACAACAACGACAACAACAACAACAACAACAACAACAACAACAACAACAACAACAACCATTTGGTTCACAAGGAGGTTCATACAGACAATCCGGGGTGGTTCGAAGGGTTAACAAGGGTAATCGCGCGTCTAAAAAATGCAGGAACAGGAGTAAATCTAAATCAAAAAAATGCAGCAACATGAGTAAATCTAAAAAAAATAAGAGAACCTAATTATTTACATAAATAAATAAAAAAAATGTTTTATTTATTTGTACCATACAAGTGACATTACGCATATTGTGACATTACGCATATTGTGACATTACGCATATTGTGACATTACGCATATTGTGACATTACGCATATTGTGACATTACGCATATTGTGACATTACGCATATTATTACCACCTCATCGGATATAGGACGTCGTCATCAGAATCGTAGTCGTACTCCTCCGGATTAGGATTCTCTTCAAAGATGAACCTAAACCGTTTCAAGTTTTTCAAGTAAGCCGGTGAAACGTACCAACGAATTGGGGCTTTTTTTCCGAGTATTTTCAAGTCTTTCACGTTGCAGATACCGGTTTCACCACGTTTCACCCCGTGAACTTCATATTTCGGCGGCGTTCTTTTCAGAGCGTCTATGGGGTTTTTCACGACGTCGGGTTGTTTTTGTGGCACAACTGTTTTACCTGGCCACATGTTTGCTTTTGTGGACATGGTCCAAAGTGCTTTTTGAGCAGGGAGCTCTCGAATAATTTTCCATTTCCAATCGAGCCATTGTAGTTCAGCCGCTTCATTGTAAATTTTCTCGAAGTCTTCAACGGTTTTGCATCTGCATAATTCATCAGCGCGGTTGTAGAATAACATTGCAAGGAAATCCGCCAACGTCTCTGTCATTTGTGCTGAGTTCCATGGAATCAGGTATCCGTAGTCGGATGGAAGAATGAAGTGAGGGCAACCTTCTATAAATTTCCGCTCTTCTTCCAATTGAATGTATGACTTGTAAACCTTTCTGAACCCCGCGGCTTCTTCTTCTTTTGTCATGGCGGTCATATTTGGAACAACGTTCCAGCGTTTTTCTAGTCTCCATTTTTGCATTTCTTGATAATAGATTTCATTAGAGTACTTGCAATTTTCCCTGTACTCATTGGCATCCCATGCCCATTCTTCATCCTTATTTTTGAAGATGGGAACGACAGTTGGAGCGTCTGGTCGAGTTATGGTTTTGTGTTCTGGGCGAGAATTCTCGGTCCGTGAGAAATCGCGAATCTGTGAGAATTTGTGAAAAGTTTGTTTCTGTTGTTCTTGTGCGGTGGGCTGTTGTTCTTGTGCGGCAGGCTGTTGTTCTTGTGCGGCGGGATGTTGTTCTTGTGCGGCAGGCTGTTGTTCTTGTGCGATGGGTTCATGTGCAGGTGTTGGTGCTGGTGCTGATGTTGTTAGTTCTTTTATAGGAGAGGCGGCAGCGGCACCACCACCGGCACCACCACCACCATTACTATTTTTTTTATTTCGAATTTTTGATGGGTGTAGAACGAATATGTCGCCTTGTTGTTGTTGAGGTTGTCGAGCGGTTGTTGAAGCAGAAGCAGGAGCAGGAGCAGGAGGAGCTTTTTTTGCAACTGAAGCCCAAGATTTCATTGAAGTGTGTGTTGGTTGTCCGAAAACTGACAACTTTTAAAATAAAGAAAAAAAATTCAATTTATATTTTTATGTTACATGATTCTGTTAAATCTATATTTCCAAATAATATTCTGAAATTTTTTAATAATATTTGTATCAGGACCTTTATAAAACACGAAAAAATTTCCATTTTCGTCTGCGGTAACTCCAAGTGGTGACTCACCTGGTGAACTTTGAATTGTCATAATGGGATACCCGTCAGAATAAGAAAAAATTTCCACGCATCCAGTTGTACGACTTGTGACAATCAAATGATTCATTTGTCCGAAAGCAAGTCCACCGGGTTCGTAACGAGATGCCGACCGAGGATTAGGAGGTGGACCGATAGTTCTCACATAAGTTCCATCACTTAGTTTAAACACTTGAATTCGACCGTTGTTTGCATCGGCAACTATCAAATGATTGCCGGTATTATCAATAATAAATGACGGAATGTATTTTCCAAGTTCTTCGCACACAAAATCGCGAACGTGGGTTAAATCGCTTTTTTTATAAACGTGAAATAATATTTGTCTAGAGGTATATTCGAGTAATACTATTTCGTCCATAACCGGATTTGGATTTATAGCAAATTTAAAAATATCCTGCCATTTATTTACTAACCGCACCTTGATTGGATTAGTGGGGTTATCCGAATCAAACTTTTGTAATAAACAACTGTTCAATTCGCTCCCTATACCTCTACCCATGGTAAAAAGATGATTAGGGTTACTTTTATCCCACGCAAAACATGTTATTGAATTACAAAAATATTTTGTTGTATCGTGTCTTATAATTTCTCCTCTACCGTCATTGCATTCAAATGTAATATCGGCTAAATCGTTACTTAGAATTTTTGGGTTACCATCATCAACTCTACCGTTGAATGTTCTTTTAACAAGCATAAAAAGATTGATTTTATTAACCGTTTCACGAGAAGAAGGTTTGTTTCTCAATGAAAGTATAGAGTCAAAAACATACCCCGATTTAGAAAAACGTGTATCTGGTCTATCTTCGTAACCACTCAAGTCGATGCTACAGTCGAGATGATACCTTTCATCCATTTTTTTTTTATGAGAAGGTGGTAAGGAATATCTTACGCCATCAAAGATAAAAGTCATTTTTCGATTTCGGTGTTGATTTGTTTTCGATAGTGTTGTTTTGCGTTTGGCGGACTGTGGCGTTTGGCGTTTGGTAGCATCTGGCGTCTGGCGTTTGGGCGTCTGGCGTTTGGGCGTCTGGCGTTTGGGCGTCTGGCGTTTGGTGGCGTGTGGCGTCTGGCATTTAGTGGCGCGTGGCGTCTGGTGGTTGGTAGCATTGGCGTCTGGTGTTTTATGGACCGTGGCGTCTGATGTTTGATGGACTGTTGCGTCCTCGTCCGAGTGAGGTGTAGAGGGGGCATCGTCACCACTTTCTCCGTTTTTCATTCCTCCTTTTAAATTATCACTAAAATGTTTATATTTATTTGTTTTTTTTTTATTCATTATTTTTTTTTTATATTTTTTTTTTTTTCTAAATATTAAT